ATTGTAATAACATCATCAACTTGACGTCATGATAATACGTTATAATACAGATATGAAAACTTTCACTCAGATGAAAACAGAAGTGGCTCAACTGTGCGGTCTTGACGACAGCTCAGATGAACTGGTCAAGATAGCTAAAGATATCTGTTCCGGTGCTCAGCTCGTCAATTCTCTAGCAAGACGATATCCTGTAACCAAGACTAAAACGACCGATCTGATTGCTCGACAGACATCATATCAGCTCAGCGATGATGTTTTGAGAATAACGGCTGTGACCTGTCGAGACAGAGAGCTGATCGAAGTAAAGAGCACCAGCGAATGGTTAGCGGTCAAACATAACTGGCTGACCCTTGCCTCACAACCAACATACTATTTTGTCAAGACGCCACGGCAGATTGAGCTATTGCCACCGAGTTCAGCTAATGTGACCGATGGTCTAACTGTCATTTACGAGGCTAAAGCGACTAGATTGCATATCGACGATTACGTCGTTAAAGTCAAGTTAGAGACTAACAGTGATGCGGTTGAGGCTGCAGGTGGCGACAAGTTCAGACCTGACGTAGTGGATGACTGTTATATGATATTTTCAGATGATAGAGCGATTAAAATAGATAGACGACTTGACGATACTCACTTGTTATTGCAGAACTATTACGAAGGTGATAGCTCAGATAGCACTACTGTTACTATCGGTCAGAGCGTCGATATTCCAGAAGAATATCACGATGCTATCGTTTATTACGCCTGTCAACAGTTCTATCTGATGCGTAAAGATTTACAGACAGCTGGCTATTGCAAGCAACTCTATGACGAATTGGTTGAGCGATACAGGACAACGTATGGCTTGAAGACGTCAAGTGGTGTTATCAACCCATATCCTAGGCTGCCTGTCAATGACCCTCGGGTATCACCCTGGAGGCTAAATGGCTAGCAGATACGATAGTACAGATTTAGTTATCTGTCAGACGTCTTTTTATGGCGGGCAAGGCTCGGACAAGAAGGTTGGCATTAAGAACGCTTACGCCGATAGCGAGTGCCTGGACGCTAGATTAGAGCCTAGTGCGATGAGCGTTTTGGCTGAAGCTAGTATCATACGTGAAACTACTGAACTAGGTCTTGTTACGGGCATGACACAGTCTGCTGATGGCATAAAATGGATGATAACTGACCACGGCAAGCTGATTAAGGTAGATAGAGCTAATATCGCAACCGTTATGGCTAATGTTTGGACAGATAGCGTCAGTAGAGCTGATATCGCCTATCAGAATATGAACGATACGTTATATATCACGGCCAACAATAGATTGTACAGCTATGATAGTGTAATTGGCGATAATCTTTCAAGCAGAGTAGTAGTTCATAGCTTGAATTACAGCACGTCGAATACAGTAGCTCAGATACTGGTTAGAAGTCCAGCAGGTTATCTGACGGGCAATGGCGTGGACAGGTGGTCGTTTAAGGTAGGTGGGGCAGGCGCAACAGCAGTCAAGACGTCATTATCTGAGAATGACGACGATAAGTGTGTTTTCATCCCTGATGTATCACCGATGGCTAAGATGTCGGTCATGGTGCGCAATCATCCAGCCTCGGGTGAGATGACGCTGATTTTACATAATAATGCTAATAAAGAGATAGCCAGAGCTAAAGCGTCGGTTAGCGATATTCAGGCGGATGGCACTATCAACTTTACCTTTACTAAGCCGATCGAAATTGTGACTTACAAGACAGGCGGGACAGAATATCATATCCACCTGGTAGCCGATGCTAATGACTGGTCAGTCGATACATACGAGAGCGATAAGATGTACGGGTTGCACTTCAGATATTATGCTAATGCGCTAAATGTTACCAGTACCAGTTATCATCCGATAATGGCGTATAAAGATGGCACACTGCTGGTCGGCAATGGTCGCTATCTGATGCAGTGGCTACCGACTGAGGCAGAGGCAGAAACGCCAGAGGTGATGCAGTCTAACCGAGTCAGCGCCGTCGATGGTATGGAGATAACCAGCTTGACCAGTTCAGATGAATATATTGTTATGGGATGCGAACGAGTCGGCAAGAGTCAATCAAGAGACTTTCAGCAAGGTAGCTTGTGCTTTTGGGATTGTGTGGCAGATAGCGTCAACTTTAGAGTGGATTTAGAAGCGGGCGCACCTCAGAGCTTGTATTCTCATCAGAATATCATCTACATGGTAATAGACAACGCCTTATACGCTTACACCGGGTCAAAGGCCATCTCTAAGATACGAACACTCACCAGTGACTTGGGTGAGTTTTCAGGCGTAGACAATCAGACGGTCGTTTATGACCATGCCATGACTGTTAGGAAGGGCATTCTACTACTAGCTTATCCAGGCAAGACAACCCTTAAGACTAGAGCAGGCGTCTACAGCTATGGTTCGTTAGATAAGAACTATCCGAATAGCTACTACTATTCATACGCTTTAGCTGGACTACCTGATAACTGTAATACGGATAAGTATAGCTTTGAAATTGGCGGTATTTGGAACTATGGCGAAAACCTCTATATCTCTTATCGGGTCCACGACAACATCAACAACTCTGATACCTGGTATATAACTGTAGTCAATAACTCATCAAAGCCTGCTAAGAAGTTTAAGTATGATAGCTTGGAGTATGACGGTAGCTACCCTTGGAAGGCTAAAGAGCTACTCAGAATGGTGGCTACCTTTGACCCGTTACCGCAGGGGTGCACTATCAGGCTGAAATATAAGATAAACGGCGGTAATTGGGTATTCAGCGAAGGTAAAGCTAAGCCAGGCAGTACAGAGCTGTATTTTGAGGTGAACAAGCGATTTAAGGTGCTACAGTTTGGTCTAGAAGGTATCAACGACGGTGCTACCAAGCCCGCTAGAATAACGTCAATCGGTATTAACATAAGGAGCTTGCCCGAAGAGGGTAAGATGCATAAATAATGGCAGAACCTGTATATAATCAGAATACTAACGATTTAGTCACCAGCTATTCTCAGACTAAGCCGACCGAGCTTAAAGCTACTTTTGAAGAGATTGGTAACGTCAATGAACTGGATATTGCTCAGCAGACCCAAATAGCACCACGTCAGACCAGAACCGGTGTCACTAGAGGCACTCAGGTGGTACAAGGCACTTATCAGATTAAAGATAATAAGGGCAGAGTAGTGGTTATCATGGGCTATTCACCTGGAGCTTTCTAGTGCCATTTATTACACCAAAACGGATGCCGTCAACGATGCGCCCAAGGCAGGATTACGGTATTAAAATTGCCAAGAAAGGCTATGACGCCAGAACGGCTTCAGATGTCAACTTACTGTACTGCTCATCCTTTCCTTGCTTGCAGTGGATAACAACTATCGATAAGAATAGCCCCTGGCAGGTATTGAAAGATGGGGCTGAACAGGAGAATGGCAAGACAGTTTACAGATATAAAGCCAGGCTGTTACACAATCTAGGCTACCCACCGATGCTGATTGAGACCGATAAACCTGCCTCGTTTACCGAGCCATATCGAGGCTTTTGGTGGAACGAGAGCTGGATTTATCAGGAGGTTAAGGTTAGTGACGCTGACTATTATCGTGAGTGTAAGGACGCCATAGCTAAAGACAGAGCCTTGCTGGTAGCGGTAGATATCAGCCACGACATTGAATACCCCTATTTTGATACGCCAGATACTACTGATTGGGGCGAGACATACGACTATGGCTTAAAACATATCCTCAGTGATAACCCTAAAGAAACAGACCCTGAAAAGTTAGGCTTAAACGCCATGGTGCAGAGCCAACTAGTGCTAGCTGTCAAGGTGGCTACTTCTGATAAGAAGGATATCAGCTTTTATCCGTTACCTGGCAGGATGGATTATAACCAGATCGCAGCTTACTCGTTCATCCAGAATAGCCGAGGTTTATGGCACAACAGTGGCGTATCTTATCAGGATGCAGGTGGCTATCGAGCTTATACGCTGGATGGGGTTAAGGGCTTCAATATCGATGGGCAGTATGTCTATCCTAAGAGTAGCCTGGTGGTGGTCAGACAGCCGATGGTGGCTAGTGAGGTAACCAGACTGGTGGTGCATCCATGATTGATGATTACGAGCTACCACCTAAAGATGGCGGCATTGTGCCAAGAGCAGATTATGGGCTAAAGGTGCTATCACCTTATGATGATAAGGTAGTCTATCTGAACAGTGCCTATAAGCTGATTGGGGCTGATATATCACACAAAACACCACAGATAAAGACCTACAAGTTTACCGTGCTGGGTGACGCCCCCGAGCCACCCGTTACGCCTAATCCATTTACCTGGGATAACGTCTACAGGTCGGGTCAGGGCATGCAGAAGAAGCATATCCACACTATTAAGACAGGTATACCTAAAGGACAGTTTAGGATAATCAACCTAGCCCATAGCCAGATTGGCAAAGATAATCTTAAGTCAATTATTCATGAGGCGTGGTGGCAGTACGACGGTGATGGTAATTTTGACGTCTACTTCCCTGCTAACAGCACAGAGGCTATTTTTGGCTGGTCGAACTTCAACATAACTGAAAACATCATATCAGGTGGTTCTACCAAGGAATTATATGTTTGGGCTTTTGCGCCAAGCGGTGTCTATCCCGCCAGAGGTTATCTGAACAATGGCAACCCAACTATCCCGTTATTTACCAGCCCGGGCTGCCATTGTGGTATTACTATCGAGCCAAGAGATAACGGTGATATCGATATCTACTCTATCGTGGCGTGGTCATGGGGTAATAGGTCAGTTGGTGGTCAATGGTGGTTCACCTCACAATGGTGGGGCTGGTGGTGGCTATCTGGTATCACTTTTGATATCACCACGCTAATCACCCCTTATAAGTTACAATAAGACCATGGATTGGCAATATCGGCTACAGCAAGCTCAACAATATGTAGACCAGACTTACGGTGCATACGGCGCAGCGCAAGAGCAGACTAAGCAGGCTAAACAAGCCTATGATATTGCTTTTGACCAACGCCCCGATTACCAGACGATATACGACCAGTACAAGCGTCAGTCAGAGAAAGATTTAGACGTATCAGGCGTCAAAACGACCCTGGATAAGTCTAAAGAAGCTTTGGCGGTAGTCAAAGACCAGCTTGATAGGCTCAGCACCACCATTACTCAACGATTTGGTGGCAATCTTACCGAAGAAGAGCTGGAGAAGGTCAAAGAACCAGAAGAAGAAGCCCTTACCAGCAAGTTTAAGCAATATAACGCCGATTATCAGACCAAGTTCAACGATTATCACTCTAGGGTCGAGAAAGCTTTCAGTCAGGCGTTAGGGCTAACTAATAAGCAGAGCGATAGTTACTGGTCAGGTATTAGACGGAAAGCCAGTGACTGGGAGACGGCTATCAAGAACGAGGACGAGTGGTCGAATATGGCTACTCAAGCTAGATATCAGCAACAGTCAGTGCAGAGTGCCTATGACTGGTGGAATATTAAACAACGCTGGATGCAGATGGAGCGAGAACTGGAGATTAACAAGACTAAACGCTATCAAGCCTCAATCAACGCTGAGCTTGGTGCTAAGAGGGCTAGTGTCGAACGTGCACGCATGGCTCAAGAGGCTACAATCCGTAAGCGTTCAGATATTGCTAAAACTCAATCGGGTGAACTATCACTAGCTGAATACTTCAGAAGGTATGAGAGCGGTGCTTATGCGGGGGCTTATTAGCGACGCTACTGTGTTACGATAATCTCAAGAAATAGGAGTTTAGATGGATTTTAGTGGACGTATTGCATCAGCTAACCGAAACGCAGACGCTAGTTATCAGAAATACAATGCCTACCAACAGCAGGCAGACGAGGCGTATGGCAAGTATAACAACGCTTTTGATAAGCGTCAGAACTTTGGTGATATTTACAACGCAGCCAGAGGTAGGTTTTATAATACCGATGAGATTAACAAAGCCAGAACCAGCTATCAGCAAGCTAGAGGGGCGGTAGACCAACTCAACGATACTATCAACCGTATGCCCGACACTATTAGACAGCAGTACGGTGGTAACTTGACTCAGGCTCAGCTATCACGGATTATGCAGTCTAGGCAAGGTGACAACGCCAACACCATGAACATGCTCAGTCAGAACTACAACAATGCCTTGCAGGATTACACCGATTTAGCTAACCGTGGTATGCAAGAAGCTCAGTATGTGGCGGGTAACCAGATGAGCGACCAGGAAAAGACCTTGGATGCTTTGCGTAACGTCTGGTCAACCTTGCTTGGTCAGCGCAACTCTGCTTACCAGATGAACCAGCAGGATAGAGGCTTGCTGGCTAATGAGTACGGTGCACGAGATAGGTGGCAATTAGCTCAAGACCAGATGGCGTTAGATAGGTGGAAAGCGCAGCAGGAGAACTACCGCACTAAGTTAGCCGCTGATGCCCAGGTAGAAGCGGCCAGGATAGGTAGTTATCTACCAAGATACACGAGCTCGAGCAATAACAACGGCAAGCCCAATAATAACAACACCTACACACCGAGAAAGCGACAACAGCCGATTTACGCTACCAAGGCTAATAACTTTGGTGACGCTATTAAAATGTATGGACCGCTAGCTTTGTTTGGCGGTGGTTCATTGTGGGCTAACAAAGGTATAGAAGACCGCTGGGGCGGTAATGGCGGTAACGGCGGAGGGAGCTGGTAGATATGGATATCTTAGGTAATCTAGGTAAGCTACTTTTTGGTACAGGTAGACAATATGACCGTGATACGGTCAATAGCCAGATAGATAAAGCTAATCAGCTGAACCAACAGGCTAACGACTATTACGCCAAAAATATCGAAGGGGCTGACTGGAATAGCCTCAGTGATGAGGACAGAGCCGAGCGGACGGCAATCATGAACTCTTACAACAATGCCAGAGCTAAAGCTAAGAGCGGATTGGATACGTTAGGTAAAGCTTACGAGCAAGAGGAGAAAGATTGGCGATACAAGCCGTTTGGTAACGGGATAATCGGCGGTATTGTCAACCCGATGTATCAAGCTGGAACGGCGGCGGTCGATTTGATGGGCAATACTTACAAGCAGAACAATCGTGACCCCGTCTCAGATATTGGGGCTGGTGTCGAGAGCCTTATGAATATCATCCCTGGGGCATCAGGTGTCAAAGCTTTGACCTCAGCAGGCAAGATTAGCCGAGGCGCACTGGTTAGAAACGCCCTTTCAGGCGCAGCGAGCAGTGTGGCTAATGCTTATCGGGAAGGTGGTCAAAACACTAAGCTCAGCGATGCCTTAGGGCGCATACCCATGGGCGCAGCGATGGGCGCAGCTATGCCTATCGGTTTTGATAAGCTCGGCGGCTTAAAAAATAAGCTGACTGGCACTGATTGGCGCAAGTATCTGCCCAAGTCCACCCTGGGCAAGGTCGCTTTAGGTGGCGGTGCTTTATACGGTGGCAGTAAGTTATTGCCGTTATTTGGCGGTGGTGGACAAAACCAGTATCAGGATGATGAAGACGAGGAGGGCTACTACTAATGTTCAGTAACATTTTAAGCAAGCTATTTAGAAGCCAGGGCGATGATATCGCCCGTGGTGTTGCTAATAGTGCCTCTAAGAGCTTAGCCAGTAGTCTGGCTAGAAACTATGGCGACGATTTAGCTAATTTGGCTGTTACCAGTGCATCTAGGGGCTTAGGTAAGAGTGCCTTATCTAATCTAGGGCGTGAGATAGCCGACGACGCTACTCAGAGTGTGGTCAAAAAGGGTGGTTTTCTGAACTCAGTAGCTGATTTACTGGAGAAGAGCGGCGAGACGGCAATGAACACTGGCAGAAGTGTCACTAGGGCTGGCATGTCTAAAGTGGGACCGGACGCTAAGCATAATATCGCTAATGTATTTAGACGGACCGGTATATCAGACCCCGCCGCTCAGGCTGAATTTGGTAGAACTTTGACCGGCTCAGATTATGCGGTTTTAGACCCGATTATCAGAAAAGCTAGAGAGACGAATGCAGTAATGGACGCCACCCATTTTGACTTGCCGACGCTTGAGTATGAGGCGGCGTTGAAGAGCCTCCCCGCCAACCTTAGAGAGCTAGCCGACCATTACACGCCTGTTCAGATGGCGAAGATATTCAAAGATGAGGGCAGTAGTCTAGCCTATAAAGCCTCTAATGCTGGGGACAAGACGATAGGTAAGCTGATGATGAGCCTGGGCGATAAAATTGACAACAGCATTGATGACGCGGTAGAGCGGGTCAACCCTGGTGCTACCCAGAAAGCCTATGAGAGCTCAGTCAACGAGCTAAGACGGCTGGCGGGTGAGGCTAGGTTACAGAATAACGAGCCCTTTATGAAAGCTTATGACATGTTAGCTCAAGAGCTGGAGAATACCCCGGTAGAGCAGAGGCTAATGAGCAACTTGCGCTCATTTAAGAAAGACTTTGTGGACGCCGCCGACCTGCAGCGATTATCTGACAAAGCTCAGGGTGGTGGTGCTTTACTAGGCAATTCAGGTGGTGGCAGAATGGGCGGGTTACCTAAAGGTGTCAATAACCTATTAGACACGCTGGTTGGCACACCGGCTCAAGCGGCGACAGGTAAGATAGGGGCTGGATTGGTTAAGATGAGTGACAAGCTCAGAGATGAAAGCACACAGCAAGCTATCAAGCGAGGCGCAGCCGCAGTAGGCGGTATTGGTGCGCTATCCATGCTGGGTGACCAGTTAGGCGGTAGACAAGCCAGGGGTGCTAGTATGCCAGGTGATGGCTCAGGGACTGACGAAATGGGCTCAGCTATGGGCGGTGCTGTCGGTGGTTCAAGAGATGTATCCAACGGGTTAGCTACTACTGTTGCTAATTCAGCGAACAATGACACTATTGCGGGTTATTCTAGAGAAGACTTGGAGAACGCTTACGTCAAGGCACTGATGGACGGCAATACTAAAGCAGGCAAGTCAATAGCTAGTATTATTGACCTGTTAGACAGTAGAACTAAAGCCGCCACTAAAGCCTCAACCGCCAAAAGTGGTGCTGCTGATGCTAAAACGGCGGCTAAACAAAACACCGCCCGTACTCAGATGAGCAATCTGATGAAACTATACCGACAAGCAGGTGGCGGTCATGGTGTAGGTGGACACTTAACTAATGCCCTCAATGCTATTACTGCTGATAGTGTCAACCCCGCAGCAGGAGCATACAACTCTCAGCGTCAAGCATTAGCGGTAGCCTTGGCTAGAGCCAGTGGCGATAGCGGCACATTGTCTGATATGGATATTAAGTCATACATGTCGATGGTGCCAGATATTGCCGATAATCCGACTAAAGCTAGACTCAAGATACAGTCAATCTATAACATGCTGGGGCAATAGAATGCTGAACAGCGTATTATCGAAGCTGTTCTCTGGAGCTGGCAATTTAGCTGATGACGCTGCCCGAAGTATAGGCAAAACAGCCACTAACCACTTGGATGATTTGCTGGGTGGCGTTGCTAGGGGAGTGGCTAAAACCGTCAAAAAGGTCGCCGATAATGATTTAGACGACCTATTGAGTAAAGCGGGTGGCTATCTCAGTAAGCATGCCGATGATAATGCCAGCAAGCTGGCGGATAGCCTAACCGACCGTTTAGGACTAGCTTTCTCAGAGGGAGACGTGCCCGTTAGTAAACTGGTGAGGCTGAAAGAGTACCAGCCCAGGACTACCGCCAGTGGGGCGGCCACTACCAAGAGCGTCTTTGAGAAGGGCTATCAGGAGGGGATGGTTGACCAGCCCATTGTAGTACGCAAGGTGGGCGATGATTTTCAGGTGCTTGGTGGACACTCTAGAACTATGGGGCTGGAGCAACGAGCCAAGGCAGGGCTGGACAACCCCGAGTCTATCAAGGCTAGGATTTATCAGGATATAACAGATGACGAAGCTAAGCAGATAAGCCGTGGAGCTAACCAGGGCGGTCAGTATGAGAGTACGCTGGATATGGCAAAGTCGATTGCCGAGAGTAAACGGTCGGGGCTGGAGCCACAAGTCAAGCGCAACAACATTAAGCGTGGCACTGATTTTGATGATTATAGTTATGCCTGGGACGCTATCGAGCACAACCCTAAAATGCAAGCCGTAATTAACGAGAATATGGATTTTAGCCCTGATACTCTGATAGCCGCCTCACGCAATGCCCGCAATCGAGGTATGAACCAAGACAAGTTTATGAGTGTGGTAGAAGGACTATATAACGCCGATAAACTATCCAAGAAGAACGTAGATAACGTGGTCAATCTGATGACGGGTAAACTAAAGAGCCTTAAGATAAAAGACGCTCAATCTACTTTATTTGGTGACGATGTAGGGCGAGCTATCGATGCGGTCGACCTGCTATCTGATTTTGAAAACATATCAGGAGACATTAAGTCTAAAATGAATGCTATTAAAAAAGTTCAGGGGCTTGACGATATGTCTGACGAGGTGGTAACCGCCCTTGGAGACCAGACGGCCAAGCTGGAGGACAAGCTTAAGAATATCCAAGACGAGATACTCAGCCGATATAACGACAGAGTTGCCAGTTCCACTAAGCAACCCCCCGCCTTTGGTAGCCTGCCGCCTCAGATTGACGAGGAGAAGCTGGCTGAAGCCATCCCCGTATCAGACAACCAGGCGGGCTTATTTGGTGATTTAGAGCCAAAGACGGCTAGCAACACAATTAGCAAGTCAAAACCTCAGAGGCGTGCCCGTGTGCAAGCAGAGAGCGACAATGGTACGCACCAAGTACCCGTCATGGAGATTAACCAGTACTGGGATAGGGGCAGTGTACCTGTGCACAATCTGACACCCGAGCCAACCGAGATAATCAAGCAGATACGGCATTACCTACCCCAGGTTAGAGAGAGCGATATCCAAGAATTGCCCAATCACATGTTTACACGGTCAAAACCTCAGGTAATTAAGCCGAAGAAAACAGAGACACTAGCCCTCAAAACAGCAGTAGACAATCTGCCTGATGTCGCTCAATTAAAGAAGATGAGCAATCAGGAGTTGCTGGATTTTGTAAAAAACTGGCGCAAGTCCACACCATACAATATTCTGACGATGGGGCTGACCAGAACCGTCAATCAAAAGCAAAAAGATAATAACTAAAAACGGTCACAGTTTAAGTGGATATCTGTGGTATATTCACCCTATAAGATAAGTAAGGAGAAGAAATGGTATTTTCTGAACGAATTAAGACAATTACCTACAACGAGATATTGCCGTCGATTGTGGATACAGTCAATCAGAGCAACATCTTTACCGCCAGGGCGTTATCTAACCCTAAGCCGTGGCGAGGTACTACTGTCAATCAGCCTATCCAGATTGCTAACTCAACAACCGGTGGCTCATTTGACGGCATGGATGAGTTTGACACCTCAGCCACTAACAACGTGCGCAGCATGACTTGGTACGTCAAGGGTTACGAGCAGAGCATCGTTATCCCTGGTATCGAGCAGTCTGTCAACGAGACTTCTAATAAGGGTGCTGTACGCTTGCTTGGTGCAAAGATGGATGAGGCGGCAAACTCTCTGTCTAACGGCGTCGGCAATCTTCTGTATGGTTATGGTAACGGCAAAGACTTTGATGGCTTGGGGCTAATCGTCGACGACGGTACTGCCACCACCTCTTATGCAGGCTTGAGCCGTGCTGAATTGCCGAACATTAACGGTCACGTCACCGCAGCGGCAGCCGGCAAGATGACTCTCGACCTTGTCTCCAAGGCGTTTGATGATGCTTCAGCGGCGGGCTCATCGCAAGAGTCACCTGATATTGCTTTCACCACCTCTCAGATTTGGAGTCTGTTTGAAAGCTTGTTGCACAAAAACAACAGCTTGCAGGCGCACTATGATGCTACCGCCATTACGGGTTACAACCGTGTGAACGGCAAGACTCCACGTGGTACTAGCGTACCTGCCCAGTCTCTGAAAGGTGCTTGGGGTGTCGATGCTATCAGCTACCGCGGCAAGCCTGTAGTAGCCGATGACAAGTGCCCGAACGGTCGGTTCTACTGGATTAACGAGCACTACTTGGAGTACCGCAATCTAAAGGGTCAAGACCTGAACAGCTACAACAACAAGAACAACATAACTGAGGGTACATATTCAGACATTAAAGACCAAGTGCCGTCGTTCTTGCAGATGCGTGACTTCATGCAGCCTATCAACCAGTATGGCAAGATTGGCTGGTTGGTAATGCTTGGTAACCTAATCCACCGACAGCCACGACGCAACAGTGTGATTACAGGTATCAAGTCCATAGCCTAGGGCGTCCGACCACAATTAAAAAGCCACCTCTTACGGGGTGGTTTTTTATTGTTCTTGCCACTTGGTGGGTGAGTGCGTATCGGCGTTACGCCAGTGCTGAGGCTTGGTAGTCACACCTTGCCACTTGGTGGGTGAGTGCGTATCGGCGTTACGCCAGTGCTGAGGTGACATTGGACGGGGTGGGCGTCTTAAAACAGACTTGCCCTTCAGAGACGCCGTATATACGCCATATATCCGAGATAGACCCTTTATCGTAGTAGTCGCCTCACCCGCAACGACGGCACTTCCAAGCAGTATGAGAGACGGTTGGATATGTATCCTAGACCTGCCCTTGATAAATGCCTGCTTAACATAGACACTGACAACTGACTTACCGCTAATCTGCTTAGTCTGGTACTTATTCAGTCTAGCTTTACCTTTAAGTTGGATATCCTTGTTTACGCCTGTAATAACCTTAGACTTACCGATAATCGATGTGGTGACTGACTTAAGAATATCTGCCCTACCCTTTATCTGAGTCGCCACGTTCTTATTTATAGTGGCGTTGCCTCTGATTACTGTGAGGTCTAGGCATTCTATCCTGGCTGAGCCTTGAATAGTAATGGCGTTTTGTGACCTAGGTGCACTAGCCCCGCCCGTGGCGAACGAGTACTGGGTATAAGTTACACCCACCCCGCCCGGTCTACCGGTGTAATTGACTAAGCCTATCTCACCACCATTATAGTCTTGCTTACGTATAGCGTCTATCTGCCAGTTGGCTGGTTCAGCCTCACCATCACGCCATATCTTAGCGTACTGGCGGTTATTGTCTGACCTAAACCTCACCCAATAAGGTGTGTTTAGTAACCAATTGTAGTGGTAATAAGCTATCCCTTCATTGCGAGTATCGTCATTTAGAAATAGTGACAGCCGTCCATAACTGGGGATATAGCCTAGCGTCAAGCCGTATGGGGCTGACCTTTCGTAACGGTGTCCTAAAATACCGTAACTACCTACACTATGATTGTCTGTCCAGACAATAACACGAGTGAGTGACTCAACAACTGATGCGCCCGGCTCATATTGCCGACAGCGGATAAATACCTGTCCTTTATTGTCTGCCTTAATCCAGATACAGCCATGGCAGTCGGGAGCAAAAGCGATATAATTGCCGGGGTTTTGGTCTACTATCCAGTTAGGGTTATCTCTAGGGATGTTGCCTAGTGGCTCATTAGAAAAGTCGGTAAAATATTCATTCATCTTATTACTATCTTACCAGTAAACAAAAAAGACGCCCCGGGTGAGGTGGGGTGTCTTTCCAATATGCATCGTAAGAGTGGGATAAACTAGCTAAAAGACCACTCTTATGATAGGCAATGACCTGTAAACAGCTAAAGATGAGGAAAAGTCTGTTTACAGAAAGATTGTGTGTGGTGAAAGTACAAAGCATACTAGGAAAATCAACCAAAAACCTAATACGCTACACCACTATAGTATCAAGACAGCTATCTAACTACAAGCTATTTTGTAATTATTACATCTAAACACGGTGCATCAGGTATGACAATCACATATGACTTGTTGTTGTATCTGTAGCCGATTGTATGGCTCTTGACTATCGGTTTTGAGCCATCGCTCATCTTCTGCTCCATAGTACGGTAGTAGATGAGCTCGGCGGGCTTACTGTTAATGTCATAAATAAATTGTTCATCACCTGCTAGTTTAAGGGGCATATTGTTGACATAGAAGATACGAGCTTCCAGGTCTAACAAAACGGCTTGACTGTCATCGGTAATATCTCGTAAAACAAAAGCTACTAGAGGCGTACTCTCACGCTTATCTTCTACGTCTCTAAAGGCAGACGGGTTATGCTCTTTGGTCGGGTCATGTTTAGAATAACGGTCATCATCAGGCTGAGTTATCCGTTCACCGTCCGCAAAAATAGCTTGCCATTTATATCGTTGTCCGTCCGTCATCACTAGTTCTCGTTCCATCTAAAAGCTAATGTTAGTTCAGGTGTATCGCCCGGCTGAGCACTGCCTGTAGTCTGTAACTGAGTAACCATGTACTGGGTATAGCCCACCATGGTCAATCGGTCTACTACAGGCGCACCTTCAGGTCCTGCGGGTGAAAACTTGACGGGCTCACCGTTATCCAGAGAGGTGGCATTGCTTAAGTCCTTAGCTCCCGCCAAAGCTCCTCTGGTGGGTGTAGTGTAGGTACTGGTGACTAGCCCTACCAGTTTAGTGTTGGGGCTGACTGTGCCACCTACATGAGCAAACTTGCCCATGGATAGCTGATTGAAAGTACCCGTAAACTTAACAAAGGTATACTTTGGGTAGCTGTTAGTCCCCGCCAAGATAGTAGCGTTAGCGGGTGACGTTGTAGTGTCGTCAACTGACTTCCAGTTGACGTTGTTAGTGTCGTTGCGGGTAGCACCTTTAGCAGGGCTTCCCGTGGCGGTTCCGTTATCTTCTTGCCATTGTGCGATTGCTGTCATACCTTAAGCTTATCATATAATAGCGTCGCCGTGCGTGCCTGCTTGATAGAGGTGTTCGGATTGACAATTACCACCTTGGCGTCCAGCTTGCCTAAACTGTTTAGCCCACCAAAACCAATGAATAGCTTGTCATACATAATCCGATAGAGCAACTCGGCCGACCGCATCTTATGTTCGGTCATAATAAAATGACCACCGATAAGGGACATGTAAGCATCTCCGTCGGGGTCAAAGTTGACGGTGAGTATATCGGTGTTGTCTTTGTCGTACAGCTTAAACCAGATAAGGTAGTGTGAACGTCTGGTGAACTCGTGAGGGTCACCATGTAGATACCAGACTAATCGGTTTAGTGACTCTTCATGGTTACCGCCCTGCTCAATAGCGTGACCGTCTCTGAACAGGGCAGTCCAAACAAAAGGGGCTTTAGGCGTTATTGTCCATCTTGTTCTTTTCATAGTTCTTTGAGCTGATACCCAAAATTGTACCCAAGCAGGTAATGACCGCCCCTGCGATGATAGTGACTACTTCAGTAGCAGGTAGTCCTAACGCTACAGCAATGGTGGTGTAGCAGGTTAGTAGGGCAGGTAATATTACCTGTACCGCCAGCTTTAATCGGTCATAGGTCTTGTTGTTTAGTTCTAAGTTATTCATAGTTCCTCCTTTTAATAACATTCTCCATAAATCTCGCCGGTCGATAAGTTGCGCCTGGCGATATAGCATCTCATACCTGAGTTGCCTCTGTAACTAATCCAGCGATAACCGTTGATATCGATATAGCCTTCATAGTTGACTGTCTCCCCAGGTGCTAACGTGCCTACGACAGCACCAGCCCCGACAGACGGGTCTCGACGGATATTCATCGTATCGGTAGCCTTAAAGGTGGCGTGTTGCTCGACCAATGTATGAGCTCCTGACGGTTTAGCTTCATCGGGGTTGACCTTACCTAAATCAGGCAACAGATAAACCCCGCCAAAGATAGAGACATGAGCAAACCAGCCGTGAACGTCTGACACTAGCCATCTATCGTCGCCATCGACCGTCTCGCCGTGTACATAGCCCTTCATCTTGACCCAGGTGTTAGCGGGGTAGGTAGCCATTACCTCGCCCGTTAGAGACGGCTTATTACGCCAGTTACCATTATAGTCATGATATAGCCACATACCAGGATAAAGGGATTGACTAGCTAGTCTCGGTACAGGCACTTTCGACTGTGATGGCACGGTAAAATCACCACCGCCAATAATGGCGTTAGCTCTATCTACCACATACTGCCCTCTCGGTGTACTCTTGAGCACGCCAGGGCAAGCCGTCGGAAAAAAGTCACTGTGATAGAAAACGTTACTACCTATCCCCAACCCCTTCCAGCCTAGGTATTTAGCGATATTAGCTACCAGCTCTGCCCCTGTTTCCAAGGTGGCATCGGCGATATCCCAGCTCGGTGCACCTGTAGAGTTGACAAACTCGATACTGATTGAACGCTTGTTTTGCTCCCAGTTGCCTACCGCCCAAGCCGTGTTCTGAGGCTCGACATATTGACAGACTTGCCCTGGTGACACGCCATAATGGGCACTGGTGGCAATGTTCCTATTCTGAAAAGTTGCCCCAATACCCGCAAAACTGGTTGTAGCGGCGTGATGCAAGACAATCTTATCTATGGTAGCTCCATCTCTGCCGATAGTATGGTTGGGTGATAGCCACTTCTGTTCAGAGTATGCCATCTATTCCCCCTTACCCATAGCTTCCAGCTCCTCGGGGTCGACGGGGATAGCCACCTCTAATTCTCCAGGTCTAATGTCCATTATTTTATTTCCCTTTCCTTGACCACTGTTGCGGTCTTAGTTATCTGCGCCTTAAGCTCATCCAGCTGGCTCTGGTAGTGATTAGTGATAGATATCAGTATCACTGTCACAAAGCCTGCTCCGATAATCTTAATCAGTGAGTTTTCCAGTACTTGCGATAGTTTTCCGACTAGTGAGTTATCTTTAACGGCTAATCTGGTTTCTATCTGAGTAACCGAGGCTTGTATATGGTCTAGGCTCTGAGCGTGCTCCCCAAGTTCCTTAGACAGGTCACGCTCAAAGGTGTCTAGACGTCCTCTAAGTTCTCCAATCTGCCGACTAACTTCATCCATACCCTCATTTTAGCAACTACTTACTATTTTTGGGCGGTCTACCGACAGGCTTCTTGAACTTTATCTCTTTAGGTGCTTCAGGTTCATCCTCGTCAGCAAAACCTAGAGTATCGATATCGTCAGCGATGTTCTCACGCATCTGTGCCAAGTCCTCGGTCTTAACCTCGACGGGGGCTGGTTGGTGCTTGTTGTCTATCATATCGATTAGCTCTGCCACGTCGACCTTGCCCTTGTAGACACGTGGGATGAACTCACGCATAAACTCGGGGTTATTGAACATGATGACCACGTCACCCTCTATCTGTACGTAACGCTTGTACATTCGCTCGATAGCCACATAAGCCTCTCCGCCTGTCACTGCGGTACTCTCGCCAGGCTTGAGTATCTTCTCGTCCTGTACGCCGTGATAAACACGCTTGCCTGCACTTGAGGTCTGCTCCGACTTAGGCTGTTTAGCAGGATTAGCATAAAGCCACCCCATAGAATAGGCAAACGGGTTGGTTAGCTTAACATAATCGCTCGGGTCAAACATACCTCGCAAAATATCACGCATCGACCGAGATGAGACTACTTCAGTGCCCCTAGTGCTTGAGTCGAGCTCTTGAGCCAGCGTATCTTCCAAGTTGTCACTCTGGTCTGCATTACTGGTGTTTTCTGCCATATTCCTCCTTATTCAAAATCATCCAGATAATAATCTATTATGTCGCTCGGCATTGTCCCCGGTGGGAAAGTGTGCCTCTGTTCAGGCATGGCTTTGCCCTTTGCTCCGCCGTTGATGTTGGTTGACTTAGCTTTGCGCATCTTGTCTGTGGCGGTGGCGGTCGGCTTGGGCTTCAATACATCGGGGTGCTGAGCCTTGTATAGATAGGCTGCGGTCTCGATAGAGATATTCTCACCTTGACGATGATGCTGTTCCCATGAGCCAAGCACGTTGTTTATATAAGCCAGCTCTGCCGACCCTTCATACTCTTTACTGCCACGCTCGCCAGGTATTTTAGGCAAAACGCCATCAGCCTGTAGCTTCTCGACACCCTGTACTATCGTCCGTGCCTCACGCTGCCGTTCCAGTTCTCGGTTGTAGTCCTCGACGGCCTTGGTCACCTGAGCATTGAGTTGTTCCGCCCTGTAAACCTGGGCAGGTAGCTCTTTAGAGTAGAATTGCGTCTTTTCCGCCTCATCCGCCCATTCAAAGTCAGGTGGTATCTGCTCGTCAGACTTAACCCTAAGAATACCATCCTTACCCCTAATGGTCAGGTAAGGTAGCTGGTTATAGATATATTTACCCTCTTCGGTCATCTTTGACCACACGGCGTCAGGTAGCTCTCTTGGCTGACTAAAACGTGGGTCTTCAGGCTGCGGTTGGTCTTGTTTCCTGGTAGCTACCATACCCCGTCGTTCAAGTTCGGCTCGCAACACCTCGTCACTGATTGACTGAGGCTGTTCCTGTTTTTTCGGGGCTTCTGGTTCTTGTTTTTCCCGAGGCTGTTCGGGCTCGGGTTGCTCGTCTTTTTGTTCACCCTCGCTCCCCTGGTCATCCTCCTGCTCCTGGTCGGATTGCTCTTGGTCAGCTTCATCATTCTGAGGCTCTTCCTGATTAGCTTCAGACTGAGCTTCGTCTTGAGGCTCGCTCTGAGCCTCCTGGTCGGGCTGATTGTCTTGATTATCATCTTGACTGTTATCAGCCTGGGCAGATTGCTCGGCGCTGTCAAAAGCACTCTCTAAGATATCGGCGATATCGCTCATCTATCTCCTTTCTTATTACAATTTTAGTCTATCTTAAGATGTTGTTTATGTCACTATGCGTTATCTGAGCCGTTTTGACCACTGAGCAAACCAGATAAGACGCCTGCTCCGCCTAAGCCTAACACGTATGGATTGACCAAACGTCGCCCTCTCTTAGCCATGTTACCAAGATAGGATTGAATACCTTCATCGACGTTGTATGGCTGGATGTTCTTGACGCCTAGTTTAGCTAGATTATCCATTACCTCGCCAGAGACGTCATCAGGCACTAAAGCTCCATAGAAGTTGCTACCAGGCTCGATACGTCTGAGCTTAGCTTCAAAGTATGGTGTAGGGATATTCTTCAAGGCGGTACGGAACTCATCGACTTGCGGTCTTACGCTTTTAGCAACAGGTAGATTGCCCGCCAGCATTTCAGATAAAGCATAACTAGGGGCATAATCACTGGGTATGTCTCCCTTGCCAAGCATGTCTGCTATACGGTCAAACTCGTCACGTATGGCGTCATAAGACGGATCGGATAGTTCATGACTCATCAGCCGATTAGCTTGCTTATAAAGAGGGGTGGTTGACTTGAACTGCTGGTTACTGTTAATAACCATGTCATTATATGGTTCGTTATACCCTACTCGATTGACGACTGAGCCTTGGCTCATATATTTATCGATATTTTCGGGCGTATATGGTTTAGTCACCCATTTACCACTACTGTCTTGTACGTCAAAGACACGCCTTTTAGTAATTTTAGGGGCGATGTCTTTAGCAAAAGCTTTGTAATCATCAGACCTAATAACATCGGGCAACCAGGCATCTCGTTCGCCCATAATAATACGATATAAATTAGCTAGCCCACTCTCTGGATTGTTTAGGTCAAGTCCGCCAGACCTCATTAGGTCTGAGGCAGACTCCTTTGCTCCGTTTACCTTAAGTATTCTGTCTAGTGCCTCCTTATCAACCTCAGCCAGGCTATCCGGCACAGTCGGCGACCAAATATCTCGGTCGGCAATGACAGACTTGCCTGCGGCTGGTGAGAATTGATTGCGATTAGCCACCATGACAATGTCGCCATAACTAGGGTTTAGCGTCCCACCGCCTCTCCCTGGGGCAGTAACAGCTAAAGACGGGTGCATAAAACCGCCCATCTCGGTTGCTTGAGCTAACTTTTCTGGTGATATCTGGTGAGTAGCTATCAGGTTGCTGGCAGAGTCAAGTCCTTCATCTAGGTGGTTTTTGATACCATTAGTCGCCGCCCTTACGGCATCATCACCATAGTTCTGGGCTACCTTCTCGGCAATATCATCACCTTTTCCCTTGAGTAATCTTCTAAATAAATCACCTAAGACACTCATCCTAGCTTCCTAACAATCCACCTAGCGTACTAATGGCATCTTGAGGTATACCTGCGTCCTGGATAGATACAGGGGCTTCCTGGTTGGGCACAGCGGGCATATTCTGGATAGGTGGTTGCTCGGGCTGAGCTTGGTCAGGTGGCATCGGTGGTTGAGGTTGCTGTTGTTGAGCCATCATCTCAGGTGGTACTTCAGGTGCTTCAGGGGTAATCGGTATACTCGGGTCTACCAGTAATCCGGCTTGGTCAGCCTGCTCCAGTCTCACTCGGTTACTCAAATCAATCACGCAACCTTGGATATAGTCAAGTAACTTCTTCTGTCGGTCAGGCTTAGCGTACAAGAATTGGTCAGTCATCAGTAACTTGCGCATAGCTAAGATGTAACCAGGCTCAATATCTTGGCGTGGCTCGGCATTATTACCGCCCATGATAGTGGCAAAGTCGATATAAGCCTCACGGTTGTCCACCTCGGTCTTAACGTCGCTAACCAGACTGGTCGGGTCTACTTTGAACTTGACCAAAGCTTCATAACGTTTATCGGCATCGTGTAATGACAAGTCTTTGAATAAGTTGTACGGGTCAATCAGCCCCATCTTAGCCATCGCCATGGCTACATTCTCTCGTCTCTCACGGTCTACTTTAAGCAGTGAGCCATGAGAGATAGAGATAGAGGCAATATCGGGCATGGTAGCTCTGGACAGTTCAGTGTAGACAAACTCGCCGTCAGTATCTCTGGTTGCAAAGGGGTGTTTCTCATCATAGTAAACTTTCATCATCTGAACCAGCAACTTAAAGTAGCTATCCAAACTCATCTCGATAGCTCGTACAATCTCATCCTGTCTACCGCTAGCTTGAGACTTAATCATCTGAGCTTCACCTAAGGTGTTCACATTGTTGTCACTATCACTGCCTCTGAACTGGCTTGGCGCACCTAAAATGTCATGAATAGCATTCTTGATATCCTGTTTATCGTTTATAACGTAATTAGGTAATAGGTGTGGTTCTATCTCGCCATAGGCACTACTGACAGGCTGTTCAGGTGCTGTCTCCAGCAATATCTTTTGGTTAGGGTCACGGGTGATATTCTCCGCCGTCTCCTGCTTGATTGCCCCAGCCTTAAATACCAGGATAGAGTTAGCTGTATCGGCATTTTCGACAATCTGTCGCCCTCGTTTATTCAAAACGTCTTGCAACGGTATAACCTGCTCCAGCGGGGTGGTCTGGTCAATCAGCGATGAGCCGTCATTGATATAGTTAAAGAAGATATACGGTTTTGTCGGTCTATCCAGAAAGTTATTGACAGCCACACCCTCACCGTCATAGAGATAATTCGGGTTTTTCATTTTGTCAAAGACGACATCCTTGTAATACCAGGCTACACACTCCTGCTCGCCATAATCAGCCGTATCGTCAGTGAACCATATCTCGTTATAAGCTATCATTTCGCTAAGTAGCTTTTGACTCCATCGCTCTCTACCTAAGGCTTTGAGCAGTGCGTCTTTCTTATCGGGGAATTGTTTCACCAGTTCACCCGCACTCTTCAGGCACACCTCACAAATAAACCGTGGCTCTTCACCTAAGAGACAGTTCTTATCCAAAATCACTCTGGCAGGGTCGACGGCGACAGGCTTGATATCATTCGACTTTTCATCCCACATCAGCTTGATAATGCCGACTCGCTTCAGATACATGTTCTTGACGGCGGACTTTATCTTTTCAGCCAGCTTGTGACGTTCAGTATGAATATTGATAGCCCGTTCCAAATCTTCAGCCATAACCATCGATTGAGTTTTGTCGTTGTCGGGTACGACCTCACATGACGGCTCTGAGGCGGTAACGTAAGCCATGATAGCTTGTACGTCTGTAAAGATAATGTTCTCTTGATATGGCACTTGATGCGGATAAAGCAATGTCTTATCTATTTGCTTGCCTAAAAAATATCGCTCATTCTGATTGCGTACGTTCTCTAGATTGTAGCCGTCCGTATTATTCCAGTAATCTTTGCTGTCATCAATCCAACGTCTAAAGTTAGAGATGAGTTGTCTATCGTCTATATCCAGTTTTAAGACAGTTTGTTCATCTACGACGTCTGTCTGGTCAGTAATAACGTCTACTGAGGGGTCATGAAAGAGTGGTTGCTGATTGTCATTCATATTATGGCTATCATAGCACGCTATAGCCGTTTCACCACTGTCTAAATAGTGCGCCAGTCACGTTTTGGCTGATTAGCCTCTCTGACCAGGCGTTCAATATCCAGCCCAACGTCTTTGTATGCATTATGTAGCCCAGTCACAAACGACGGCGTCACCTTCTTAATTATCTGGCTACGATTGACTAACGAACCTCTCACTCGGTCAGCTGTCAGTAGTGTGTAGAATAGGGCATCCAGGGCATGGTCAACGTTATCTTTGTCCAGCTCTTCACCGCCCGTTTCTTTGGCGTAAACGATAGTAGGTAGTGTTTTTATCAGGTAGTTACAGGTGCGGTGAAAAACTAATGACGGCTCATTATCCAGGGCGTTAGCAAACATGTTGTGCAACGTGTCGATGGCACTAATCTTCTTGTCTCTCATCATCTTGTCAGCTCGCACATAGATAGGTCTGATATCGGGTGGCAATAAATCGGTCTGTTCTTTGAAAGCTTCAGCAATAGTCTTATCAGCCCCACCAGAGTGAGCATAGGCATCGTGTGGCATGGCAAAGACATCAACAGGGTCTTTCTCTTGAATACGGGCAAATTCTTTAGCCCACCACTCCGAACCGTGATGATTGCCATGTTTTTCCCTAAAGATAAACGCTCGCTCTTTACCGTCACCTATCTTGTCAAACATTGCCCACAGCAACACACACTCATCGTTGTAACCCCAGTCCATACCGCATATCTTCCATGATGACTTGTACTGTTTTTGAGTTATACCAAACTCGGCAAACTTATCGAACACATGCCTTTCAGTGCTAAAGTCGTCAAAAACAGCACCGAACTGCACATCCCATGAGCCGTTACGCCAAGCCTCATATAGCTCTGGATTAGTCTGCTTTAGTCCCTCTAACTGTCTAACGTATTCAGGGTCAGCCTTCATCAAGATAGGATTGCTATCAATAGTTGCGGGTATGTATGCTCGCCAGAGCCCCGTATGCTTGTCAATGACGACTTGCCAGTGAGTTTCATGCTCTTTACCCTCGTAGTCATACCACTTGTAGGTATTGTGAACCACGTCGCACAGGTCGGTGTCAGGCGTGACAAAACGTTCTTTGACCCACGCCATACCCACGCCACCTGGATTAGTAGTGCTGAACACCTGAGGATATAAATCGCCATATTTACTTCTAGCTGAGCTGATAAGCCTGAGATACATATCCTCATAGGGTATCTGGGTCAATTCTTCAATATTGATACGGCAATACTCGTGCCCCTGATATTTAGTATAACTGTCCTCATCGTTCAGATGACCGCCAAGCAGTCTACCTCTACCTTTACCTGTAAACAACAGGGGCTTGTGTGTCGTCTTAATCCCCAAAAATTGATACGCCTCTTTAGCTCGCCACTCAAAGTCGGTTAAGTCGTCAGCGTTTCGCCTAATAACCAGCTGCTTAGCTCTCTTATTCGCCAGCCTAACGCCTAGTAGTGCTATCGACAGATCTGTTTTGCCACCGCCTCTTGCTCCGCCGTATAAAATCTCACGAAAACGCCTATCACTAGCTACGGCTGAGGCTAGCGTCTGAGGCCCGGGCATCGGCACCCAATAGCCCGATGAGCGTAACTTATTAGCCTTGTTGTTCCCCAGTGTTTTTAGACGGCTTGACGTCACCTTGTTCAATCTGTCGCCCCTTTTCATCGATAAAGTCTTGACCCGATACGGGTAAAATAAAACCCTTGACGCTGGTCATCTTAGCGTCGATATCAACGTCAATTTTGCCATTCACGTTGTTTTCAGACTTCTTTCCATAAATAAAATCGTAAAGTTTTAGCAACCTGTCAGCAGAGACTTTTATCTTCTCGCCGGGCGCATTTCTCACAAAAATCTCTTTCAAAACGGCAATATCTAAAACATCGCCAACCCGTGCCGTGCCGTCAAACTCATCGTTGTCTAATCGATTGAACAAGTCTTTCAACTGTTCATATCTAACGTCGTTCAACAGTATCTCTAATCGTCCACGTGGCGTCCGCTCTTTTTTCCAAGTGCCATTCGCTCTTTTCCCAACGCCAATTGCAAAACCATGCTTGCCATCTGCTATTCTCTTGCCCATAGGCTAATTATACCTCATGACGTCAAGTTGATGATGTTATTACAAT